GCTCGGCGTCAAGCTGGGTTTCGAGGTCCGCGATGCGGCGCTCCAGGCTCAGGTTGGTTTCCTTGGCGTCCTCCCATAGTTTTTTGTACTCGCCGGACTCGGCCAGTTTTTGGGTGTGGCCGTCTTTAAGTTGGGCCTGCGTCGCTCGGAGGGATTCCTCTAGTTCCTGGAGTTTGCGGTTGAGTTCGGCGTTCTTTTCGCCGGCTCGGCGCTTATCTTCGGTGACGAGGTCTAGCTTTGCCCGGAGGCGTGCCAGTTCCTCGGGAGAAGAGGTCTGAGCGTCGGGTGAGGGCGTCGCGGACGCACTCTGCTCCTCCGCTGAAGGAGCCCCGTTGACTTGATCAGTCACGCGGGTAAGTGAGGGTACACTTCTAGTTTACCGCAAGATGTTTGGGTATGTAAGTGATATTATGTTAGCTGTAAAGTGGTATGATAATGCAGCGGCAGCGGGGGTGAAGAGGCGGCGGGCCACTGGGGAATTGTGTGTAGTCGGCGGCTACAGTGTTATGGAGAGGGCGGCAGATTGGGCAGGTTTTAGGGTCAAGAACTGCGTTCCAGCGCCATCTCGTAGGGGGTGTGTCTGCCTCTGTGGCTACTTGTTGTTGGGCGGGGACTGTGAGGGACCACAGCAGAGCTGAAGTGGTGGCGGTGAGGCGGTCGAGCCAGGCGTTGGCGACGGTGCCTTTGCGGATGGTCGGGCGGGCGGTGGAGCCGGTTAGTAGGAGGGAGCTGATGCGTTCCACTGGCTCGTCGCGGAGGATGGCGGCTTGGATGGTGGTGTCGAGGAGGCGCTCCAGCTGGAGTGTTAGCGGGGAGATGCCGGTGGCGGTGGGGGCGAGGAGGGTGCGGGCGGAGCGGTTGAGGACGGTGGAGGTGTTGAGGAGGTCGTTGAGCGGTGGGGTGGTGAGGCGATCCAGGGGGACGGCGAAGAGTTGTGCGTTGGTGCGGAGGAGGTCGGTGTAGAGGGGTGGTAGGGCGGCGCGGATGTTGGTGTAGTAGGTGGTGATGAGGGGCTGGAGGAGGGCGAGGATTTGCTGGCGGAGTTGGGCGTAGAGGAAGCTGCGGAGGGGGGCGGAGCCGGCGGGGGCGAACGATGCCAGAAGGAGTTGGCGGATGCGGAGGAGGATCTCCAGAAGCTGCGGGCGGAGTTCGGCGGAGAGCAAGTCCTCTCTTCGCGTGAGGGCGCGGGCGAGGGCGAGGAGGAACTCTTGCTCGGTCATCAGTCAGCGTTGCGGCCGGGGCGCATTGGGGTGGGCAACGTCTGGCTCGTGAGGGATTCGCCTTGTCCCGCGTTCTGGAAGGCGAGGTCGGCGCCGGCGGGGTCGTTTATGGTGAGGCGGTTCATGGCAAGCTGCTCCTCCAGCATTTCCTGGACGGCGGAGATTTCTTCGTCGGGGTCGAGGGCGGCGGGGAGGACTTCGCCGTCCTTGAGGATGGTGATGAGGGTGCGGTGGGAGATGGCTTTTTGCATGAAGAGTTGGAGGTAGGCGGTGACTTGGTTGCCGTCGAGGAGGCGGTTTTCGTAGTCGCGGGGGATGGAGACGATGGGGGGTTCGATGCCGGTGTAGGCGGAGGCGAGGGCGAAGATTTCGGTGATGCTGCGTTCGAGGTCGCCGGCGATGACGGCCATGATGGAGTCGCTGTCAATGCGATCCATGCGCTTCGACTCCGCGGTGGTGTTGGTGAGGTTTTGCTGGGTCAGCGTGTTGATGCCGAGGCGGCTGATCTGATCCTCTAGCGCGGCGAGGCACTTGAGTTGGGCGTCGAAGGCGTCGCTGGTGGGTTCGACGTATTCGGCGCCGCCGTCGGGCGGGAGGAGGAGGGCGCTGTTGACGGAGAGGCCGAGCGAGCTGTCGGAGTCGGGGTCGAAGCCGCGGAGGACAAGGATGGGCGAAGCCCCGACGTGGATGCTGTGGTGGTAGTCGCAGAAGCGCTGGGCGTAGGCGATGTTGAGTTGGGCCACCTCTAGGAGGGGTGGTTTGCTCAGCAGGTTGCCGAGGCGGTTGCTGTAGACGGTGACGAGGGGGATGCGATCCAGTGAGGTCGTGTCTTGCTCGTAGAGGCCCCAGGCGGTGGGGCCGGGGAGTTGGATGCCGGTGGGGAGGTTGGTGCGGGGGGTGGTGGGGCGCCAGAGTTCGTAGCGGCCGGGTTCGAGGACGCGGATCTGGTCTGTGATTTCTTCCCCGTATTTACCGGCGGGGAGCACCACCGTCTCGCGGATGCGGACTTGGGAGAGTTCGCTGCTCCAGCTGTCGTTGGAGGTGCGCCAGCCGAGGATTTGGCGCGGGTGGATCGGGACGAGGTAGGGGTTGCGTGCCAGGGCGCGTTCTTCGGCAAGGTTGCGGGGCATCGTGGATGCCGCGTAGTCCACGATCGAGCTGGAGTGGCCGTAGAGGATGGCGGTGATGAGTTGGCGGCGGGCGTATTCGGACAGAGTGGTTCCATCGCCCGTTACGTCGTTAGCCCAGTTGATCCAGTAATCATCTCCTTCGAGGTGAACACCTTTACGGAGGATGACGCCGGCGGCTTGGGAGGCTAGGCGGAGGAGGAAAGGCGGGAGGGTGGCGTGAAAGATTCTTCTGTTGTAGGCAGAATCGTCTTCGCGGGGCTCCTGGGGGATGACGTCGCGGCTGCGGGCGCGGAGTTCGGCGGTGCCGCCGACGCAGAGGTCGATGGGGTCCCAGGAGGGCTCCATCGACTGGACGAGTTGGGTGCGCTTGGAGGGGTCGGTGTCGTTGACGCCGGGGGGTAGGGGGAGGGTGTAGGCGGGGCGGGCGGGGGTGGCCGAAGCGATGGGGTAGCTGCTGTTGTCGGCCACGTTCCAGTGCTATTCGCTAATAGCCTAGTTTGCCGGTTACTTCTTGTAGCCGGGCTTTTTCTTGGACTTGGGTTTGCGGGCGTGCATGGCGGGCAAAGGGTGTAAAATGGGGTGCGACAGCGAGTGACAGCTCCTGTCGCGTGACCAACTCACATGGACTGAGCTGATGCAGGAATTATGGCACCCTGTTGTGGGGCATGAGGGACGCTACGAAGTCAGTAACACTGGCTCGGTTCGTAGCTGTACTTTTTACTACACGACGCGAAACAAGTGGAATACATTCACTAGGATCAAGCACGGGCGTGTCTTAGCCCAGAAGTTGGATAGGTACGGCTACTACGTCGTGCATCTGTGTCTGGGCAAGCGAGGCAGCAACCTATACAGGCCGGTTCATTCGCTTGTGACAGAGGCGTTTCTAGGGCCTAAGCCTGAGGGCCTTATAGTTCTGCATGGGCCTAGGGGGAAGCTATGCAACGAGGTATCGAACCTTAGTTATGGAACACATGCACAGAACTCCCGAGACAAACTAAGAGATGGTACACATGTATACGGAGAAGCCATGTGGACAAATATCCTGACAGAGGAGCAAGTCCTGTACATATACGAGAATTGTGGACCGCGCGGAGCCCCGCAGCGTCTGGCTAAAGAATTCGGCGTTTCTGTGTCCTGCATACACCATATAAAATATGGTAGATCTTGGGCATACTTAACCCAAAGAAATCAATAGACTGCGTACGTGCTTCCTCCGGTCTCGTATCTGTTCAGAGGTGCAAGCTTGTGTATACAATAGCCGAGCGCATCTACGGGACCGGAAACATCCGTTATCCCGCCGCGGCCTTTTTCTGGTTTTCCGGTGGAATCGTAGGCTTGTTGTTCTAGTGATTTTACCAGGTAACGGCATTTGTGGTTTACGCGGAGGCGGTTTGCTAGGAGGAGGACATTGACGCAGTTGACCCGGTCGGAGATGGCCGGGTTGGCGAGTTGGTTTTTGATGACGAAGCCGCCTTTGCGGAGGATGGCAAGGTCGGAGGTGCTGGCGTTGGTGCTGGTGCGTTGGCGGGAGGAGGCGTCGGGGATGATGACGACGTCGCCGCGCTCCACGTGCAGAGGGAAGCGTTCACGGAGGAGGGTGACGAGGGCGGGAGTGTCTTTGGGGGCGTGTTCCTCGACCACGTGGAATTCGTTGCCGCGGCGCACCACGATTTCGGTGAACACCGCGTCCACGTTGATGTCGACCCCGATGAAGAGGCGGTCATCCTCTTCGATGATGGTGTCGCACCAGTGGACGTCTCTGTCGTACGGGTAGAAGACGGTCGTGTTGGCGAGGTTCGTGAAGGCTCCCTCGATGTAGGAGGCGATTAGCTGGGGAGGGTAGTTGCTGTAGAGGGATTCGATAAAACCAGGGGGGAGGTGGGGGTTGTCAGTGGTTTTGGCGCGAATTAGGCGGCGTTCGCGGTTTAGGGTTTCAATGCGGGCAGAGTCCCCCGAGGCTTCGGCGTCGTGGAAGTCCTGCACAAAGGTGCGGTGCATGTGCTTGTAGCCCTCGGGGGTGGAGGCGAGGGCGAGCTGAGGCTTTCTGCCACCACGTAGGCGAGCAAGCATCATTTCTGTTGCTTTTTGGGCTACATCTGGCGGGGAAGTGTCTATTTCATCTGCGAGCACAAAAGATAGATTCTGGCCTCGCACACGGTTCCACGTTTCGGTGGCGCGGCATAGGAGTGTGAAACGGCCTTGGGGTAAGTGTATTTCGTACTCGGGTTGAGGGGAGACTCGGAAGTCAAACGGGATGTCATATTTTTCGAGAAAATCATCGAAACTGCGGACCCATACGTCCCTGATAAGGATATTCGTAGGTTCAAATACTGCGCCTACAGTTCCTATGTTTTCCATGCCTAGGAAAATAGCTTTCGCGCAAAGACTTGTTGTCTTACCAGCAGCAAACCCGGCGCAAAATCCTAGGATTTTGTGATCGGTGTCGTCGACGAAATCCCGTTGAGAGGGGAGTAGGTCATTGTAGATGCGGTCGCGGAGGGATTCCGCTGTTTCCGTACACCGCGTTCCGGTGCCGGTGGGAGCGGAGAGGCAGGCGCCGGAGGGGATGCGAGCCAGCAGAGACACGTGGGGGGTGCGGCGCGGGGGTAGGGCGGGCCGCGGCTGCTTTATGGGAGTTTACTGGTGGGGGATAATTTCGGCTGGTTTGTGGAGGGCGTCAGCCCGAGACGTTGTGCCATTGGGAGGCCATGGCGGAGGCGATGCCGGGGTAGGTGCGGGAGCGTTCTTTCCAGCGGTCGGGGCCGGGGGACATGCGGTGGACGCGGGCTTCGCGGCCGGGGACGATCGACGTTGGGGTGAGTGGGGGGGAGGTTTTTGAGCCAGAGGCAGGTGGCTTTGGTTTCGCCGTGGCCGAATTGCCAAGGTTGGATGATCTGGGTGGGTTTGCGGATACGGGAAGAGATGACGGAGATGGGGTTTTCAAGGGCGATGTGGGGGATGGGGGCGTCAAGGAGGAGGCGAACGAAGGTGAGGGCTTCGGCTTGTTCGGCTTGTTTGTCCTTGAACCAACGGGCGCCGCTGACGGCGAGGTGGGTGCACGGGGGGTGGGCGAT